CAAACCAGTCCCACGCGGTCGCATTCGTATCACTCGCCGCCCCCGCCAAGCCGCTCTATCTCACCACCCACACCAACCGTCTGTGGGCCGTGTCCGCGGATACCACAATCCAGCCAGATACCCTCTACTTCTCGGACATCCTCGATGGCGAGTCGTGGGATCCGCTCGGTTCCATTCGTGTCGGTGGCGATGGCGATCCGATCCGCGGGCTCTACTCGTGGTTCGGCTACAAACTCCTCGTCTTCAAGGAACGCTCAATTTGGAGCGTGGATGCCGATCCTACGCAGGATCCAGCCGATTGGGTCATCACACTCATCTCGGGCAATATCGGCTGCTCCTCGCACCGTTCGATCACCGCAGTCGGTGCCGATGTATTCTTCCTGTCTCGCGACGGCATCCGCTCAATGGCCCAGATCCAAGCGGGTACCCAGACCAGCGTTGGCCTCGCGCTCAGCAGCCCGATCAACGACCTGATCAGCCGCATCGACAAGACCAAGCTGGAATACTGCGATGGCGTGTTCTGGAACAACCGCTACCTCTTGGCCGTTCCGTTCGTTACCGCTGGTCCGTTCTCCATCGGGTTGGAAAGCGAAGAAGCACTTCTGCTCGAATCCGGTTCTTCAATCGAACTCGAAGGAACCTTCAACCAGAACAACGCGGTCATCGTCTACCACTCACTGGCCCGCTCGTGGCTCGGTTACTGGGACAACTGGCAGGTCAACGACTTCATACCCACCGCCTTCTCGAACTTCGGCCCCGTGCTCATGTTCGCCGGCGACATCATCTCGCTGAGCGATGGTGCTGGCCAAGTCTGGTCTTTCAACGACTACCTACCCAACACCCGCCTCAGCCCCGTGCAGCAGTCTGCTTACCTCGACGGCGGTAGCACCTACCAATCCACGGTCATCACCAAGGCGTACAACCTCGGGGAACCCATTCCGGACAAGATCGGATACAGCATCCAGATCGCGCTTGATAATCCGTACGCTTCGAGCATCGGCGCATCGCTCTCATACGCCACGAACATGAGCGGGACGTTCACCTCGATCGATCCCGCGATCAGCATCCCGAGCACTCAGAAGTTCCTGGCGGCTTACAACCTCATCAGCCGAGGACGTTGGAACAACATCCAGTTCAAGATCAACACGACCAGCGGAAGCCGGTTGAGTCTCCAGTCCACGATACTTTCTGGCTTTGTTGATTCTGTGCGTCCTCAGCAATGACCGCACATCCCACCATCATCGAAGCGGCACAACTGCTGAGACAACATTGGCCTACTTGTTCCACGTGGAACGATGATCAGTTGCTCAACTGGATTGGAATCTTCAATGCCAAGAAGCTGATCGGAATTGTGAAGAACGAGGATGGTAAGTGCGTTGGCGTAGGGGCTGTTCGATTTCTCAACTCGATAGAGGAGTCCGAGGATCTGAACAACAACTTCCCAGACGGTCACATCGCGTGGATCGAGATCGCTATTGGTGCTGAGCCATATGCGGTTCAGACACTCTGGTTGGCCATGATGGGGCTGTGCTCGAAGAACGTCACCAAGCTGGGTGGGTTCCGCAAAGGCATTTCCCGTTTGTACGATTTTGACAGGTACTCCAAACTACTGATGAACCGAAGGATTTCCTATGGGCGGCACGTATAAAGCACCAGACATTGCGGCGGCGAATCGAGAAGCCGTGATGGCCTCGATCGAAACCTTTCCGCTCCAGCGCGAGATTGAGGCAGCATCCCGGATAGGGGCCAAGGTTCGGGTTCCTATCTACAAGGATGGAAAGGAGACCGGTCAGTTTAGAGAGGTTGATTTTGGTCCTGTTTCCGACATTGCTCAGACGAGGGCAATCGGTCAGGCATTGGCCGATCTGGCTCCGATTCAGGCACAACGCGAGCTTGAAGCTGCAAAACTTTACGGCACTCAATTTGCGGATCAACGCCGCAGAGAGCTTCAAGCTCTTGACCCTGAGCGGTACGGCACCGCTGCTGTCGATGGAAGACCCGGGACTCCTGGTCTCTATTCCCAATTCCTGAGCGACATTGGCAGGGCTCCCATCTCTGAGACTTCTCCCGCCGCTCCCTCCTACGAGCGCGTGGGCATGCCTACTGGCCCGCAGGATACCGGATACGCCCAGTCGATCCGCAGCGATCTCGAACGCCAGATCGGAGCCGGCCTTGCTCAGGCTGGCACTCTCGATCCCACGATGATCCGCGCTGCCGAGCAAGCCGCTCGCGCCCGCGGAACCGCTACCGGCAACATCCTCGGCAACCTCTCCGCTTTCCGAGAGGCCCGCGCCGTCAACGAGGCGATCGCCAACGCGGATGTGCAGCGCCGGCAGCAGGCCATTGGTCTGCTCCAGAGCGGCCAGACTACGAGCGATGTCGCCAATCGTCAGGCGCAGGAGGCTTTCAACAACATCCTCGCAGCCACCGGTCAGCGGAATACTGCCATGCAGCAGAGCTTCGCCGGTCAGATGGCCGCGCAGCAGCAGCAGCAGGCCGGTCGCCAGCAGAACATCGCCAACATCCAGTCCGCCCTGGGACTCCAGCCGATCGTCTCGCAAGCCGCCCAGCTCGGAGGTCTCCAGCAGGGCGCTTCTCCGTTCGCGGCTCCTCAGCTCATGCAGGGTATGCAGCAGGCGGGTCCGGGGCAGTTGATGCAGATGGGTTCGAGCTTCGCGCTACAGAACGCTCAGAACGCGTTCCAAGCGTCGCAAGCTGGTTCTCCTCTATCGATTCTCAAGGGTGTTACTGGTGCAATCGGAAGCCTCGGTGCAGCCGCCGGCTGCTACGTGGCCCGCGAGTGCATTCCCGATCAGTGGGAGGCGTTCTACTTCTGGAAGGAGCTTGTCGGTCCCAAGTGGTTCAAGAGCTTCTACGACAGCAATGCCGAGAAGTTTGCGAAGTGGCTCAAGGACAAGCCGAAGACCAAGAAGATCGTGGCCAACTGGATGCTCGGTCGAATCAAGAGCTTGGTGCCTAAGGCTTGATCTATGGCAACCGATACCAGCAAAACTGGTCCTGGAGTTGAAACGGAGCCAGCATCTCCGAGTCAAACTTCGCCTGAAAGGTTGTATCTCGCCAATGGCGAATATCTTCCGTGGGGTGCCGTGATCCCTGGTATGGGAGGGACAAGGGTTGGTGATGAGATCATCAGCAACACCGGAGACCGTTGGGACTGGAGCATAGATGACTGGGACTACGCTAGTAAGGGAGTTGATCTATCTGTTCCTCCTGAAACCAAATTCGGCCCTGTCACCGCTTCCGGGTACGCCCAGCCTCCGGTCGATCCGCTGAGCTACTACTCGACTCCTGAACCGACTCCTGAACCGACTCCGTACACTGGTGGGCCAACAAGGTGGTGGGAAATCAATCGTCCCGCTTTGGATCTGAGCAATATCCAGACGTTTACTCCGGTTTCATCGCCTGCTCCTGAGCCAACCTCGCCTCCTGTATCTCAGCAACCAACCTACAGCAGCGAGGGAGAAGACTCTGGAACCAGCCTGATAACCGATGAAAACAGGGAAAGGTACATCAGGGAAGGCGGGATGAATCTTCAGGGACCATCGGAACCCACTCCGGTGAATCCTCTTCCTGAGACATCTCTCCCAAAGGTGGAAGATGTTAATACCAACATTTTTTCAGGCGTTGTTACAAACCCCGTCCAAGGAGGCGAGAAGCCTTACTACATAGAGGACACTGGTGTTGCCGGCCCCGCTATAGAGAGTAAGCCTATCACTCCAGGGTTGATCCCGTTGGATAAACCTCAATTCACCTTACAGCCCACAACCAGTTTTCCGTCAACGACCACTCGCAACCCCATCGTACTCCCCGGTGCCTCGGTGCTGAGCAGGCCAGTCATCACGACCCCGTTGCCCGAGCTTCCGGTAAACCCCGTGCTGACTCGCAATCGGGACATGGCTCCGAGCAGGTATTTCCGCGACATCAACTACGATCCCGAGGAGATCCTCGCCGCGGCGATGCGGGTTCTCCGCGGCAGAGGTGCAGGCAGATCGTTAATGGAGTAACACTATGGCTTTCGAGAACTTCCTACAGAACGCCGCCAACTTCGCCACCGGAGGGTTATACAACGAACTCTCGGGCCGAGACAAAGAACTCGAACGCCAAAAAATGGCCGAGGTCGAGGCGTTTCGAGCTAACCCGGAACTGGTTCGCGAAGCCGCTAAGTACGATCCGAGCATCATGGAACGGCTCGGAAATCTGCTGACCGGAGGCATCTACGGTCAGGCCAGTGGCATGAACGAAAAGCTCGAACAACGGGCCTTGGCTATGCAGCAGATTCGGGAAGATGAGATTCAACGACGCATGATGGAGCGGATGAAAGGTTATGGCATCGCTCCAGTCGAGGAACCCATGGGAAGCGAACTCAACCCCGATCGCAGCGCGGCACCAATGCCTGTCGCACCTGGAACAATTCGCAAGAAGAACACTTTCGCTGGAGGCTACTGATCTATGGCTAAACCTAATTATTTCGACCCTGCTGATATTGAGACCCAAGCTAGATACCGCCCCGGTGTTGCTTCCAATATCTTCAACGTCCTGACTGGTGGTCTGGCCGGTGCAGTGACTGGAAGCACTCAACGCGCTCAGGAGGCCGCTCGTGCCCGTCAGGCGTTGCTTCAGGAGGAGTTCAACAAGCGGGATGAGCAGCGGGCGATGGAGCGTCAGTTGATGATCAACTGGCTCCAATCAGGAGTGGGCCAACTGCAAGGTGACACATTTGAGGAGAGGATGGCCGACTTCAGAAACAAGCAGCTTCAACAGAGTATCATCGCATCTGATGCCACAAGATTTGGCCTTGGTCAGACTACTGGTCCTTCACAGTTTGAAGCGGATCCATTGTATCGAGCCACTGCTGCAAAAGCTCAAGCCGAGATGGCTAAACGTCGCGCTGAACTCACTCAGACCCGTGATATCAATGCCGAGGAAAACCGTCAGTTCCTCGAGGGCCGAGGCGTGACAATCCCCGCTGGCGCCACTGCTGGCCAACTTGAAGCTCTTCGCCGCACTGAAGACATCAAGATGCAGTCGGCTATTCCGTTTGAGCAACGTGGAGAAGTCGCCAAAGCCGGATTGAGGAGGCTGCAAGCCGCAGGTGCTTATCCGTCACCGATGGATGTTTCCAAAATGACGGCTGCTCAGGCTATTGCGGAAGAAGAGCCTGCTTCCAAGCAGTACGCCGAAAGCCAGCGCGTGTTTGCGTTTCAGAAGCGTGAGCAGGCCGAGCAAAACGCTGTTCGTGGATTCATGCAGGAAGCTGCCAAAGAAGCTCCTGATCAGGCTAAATTGCAGGAGATGTTCTACGCTCTTCCGGTCGATGCCCAGAAGGATGCTCGCAATCGCCAGATTGCCGGTGTCACGAGTGTCGCCACTCCCAAGGAGCGTGAACAGCTCACCAAGTATTCCGGGCTGCTTTCCAAGGCTCAGACACTGGTTGGAAACATCTCCGAGTTGGCCAAGAGCGAGGATCTGTCCAAGGTTTCGCAGGATAACTTCAATGGGTTCACTAGCTGGCTTCGTGGAGTTACCAACAAGTACGGCACAGAAGACCCCAAGGTCGCTTTGCTCAACAATATTGTTCAGCAGTTTGAACAAGTTGTTTCAGGCACTCGTAAAGACCTGTTTGGCGCTTCGCTCACTAGAAGCGAATTGGATTCAGCACGTTCTCAGTTCGGTGATCCAAACTCCGCAGACTTCCTTAAACGAATGATCACGTTCTTGGATGGAGTGTTCAGCCGAGACGTTGTTCAGGAAGACTTTAAGGACTTTGGAATCCAAGTTCCTGAAGCTCTTGAGAAGCGCACTCAAGAAGCTCGTAACAACTGGTTGAAGACTCGTGAGAGCTTCAACTTTGGTGGAAAGAAACAGGGGCTCAGTGCTGACAAAGAAGCTCGTCTTCGAGAACTCCGCGCTAAGAAGAACGCTCAATAAAATCATCCTATGGCTCAACTTACCGCAGCAGAAGAGGCTGAACTCGCAGCACTTGAGGCAGAACTTGTCAAAAGGGATGTCTCGGAAGAGGCGCAATCCAGACAAGAGCGTCTTCGGATGATGGCTGAATCCCGCGGTGGCGGAGCGTCCGCTGGCCCTATCAGCCCTCAGGCAACGGCAACTGGACTTCGTTATGGGCCAGTCATTGCGGCTGGCATGATGGGTGGACCAGTCACTGGTCTTGCTGCTCTCGGTCGAGCGGCGTTGCTTCAAGGATCAGTTTCGGCTGCTAGTGAAGCTGGCGCTGAAACCGTTGAAAAATTTGCAGAGGGCAAGGAATACAGACCTGGTCAGATCATTAGTGCCGGGATTAGAGGTTCTGCTCCGACCATGGCTAATGCTCCGATCAGGAATATCCTGATGGCGGCTGGAACTGGTATTGGTGGTGGAGCTGTTGAAGGCAAAACAAGCGGTTCGGAAATGTTTTGGGAAGGCGTCAAATCAGGAGGCCCAACTGCGGTGCTTCAAAGCGTTGGTGGCGCTAGCAAATACCTCGGAAACCTGCTTTCCAAAGGAATCCAGAAAGGCGAAGACATTGAGCGCATCGGTCCTGGCGTTGAGGCGACGATCGGTCAGGCGTTCCCAGAGTTCGCTGGTCTCGAATCCCGTGTTTCTGCTCAGACTGGAAGCCAAGCACTCAAGGAGCGACTCAATC